TGGGATGTTACAGAACGTAAGAGAACCGATATGGGCAGAACTGCTGTAAACGGTGTTAGAGTCAATGGTCAGTGGTACACACAACGAGTATTTAAACTTGATCGAAATGGCTGGGATATTCCAAATAAATATAGGATGTAAACATGAAACAGCATGTTTGGAAAGACAATGCTGAGTGTTTAGGTCTTGATACTAATCTATTTTTTGAAAAGTATGAAGATGATCCTACACTTAGACCAGGAGTAGACTCTATTTGTGGTAGATGCCCTGTAGCAAAGCAATGTTTTGCGGTTGGAGTTTCTAGCAAAGAATGGGGTGTTTGGGGTGGAGTTTATTTAGAAAATGGAGAAATCTCAAGAGAGTTTAATAATCATAGATCAAAGGCAGATTGGGCTAGTACCTGGTCTTCATTGACAATGGAGAAATAAATGTATACAGATGCTATGCGTAGAGCCTTTCACTCAATCCAAGCCCCAAAGGGATTTTCTGTAACAATTATTGACAATGATGCCTTTCTTACTGTAAAATTAGATGAGGGACAGTTTGTGAGAATGGGTCACGATGAAAAGATCCAGGCTTTGCAATATGTCGTAAATCTAAAGAAGGCTTTAGAGATGGAAGGAGCAGTTGTGTTAGTAACTAGAGAGGCAATAAAATGATCAATAGTATCATTATTATTTCTTTATCTACACTATGCATATCTTTTGCTGTTGCATACTCCATAACATTAAAAAGATTAGCAAGATTAACTCAAGAGTGTGCAAAACTATTTATTGATAATAAAACCTTAGAAGAGTTTATTGCTACAAATAATATTGAGTTTAAAAATGATAGTGATATTCATAAAGAAAACTTTATTAAATTTTTATCTGATTCTCGTGATTGGGCTTTTGCTTATATTGAAGAAGTACAAGCAGGACTAAATAAATTTGTAAATGATATTGAGCCAGAAATTTCTTACTTTAAAGAATATGGAGACGTTACATCTATGCAGCCAAACTATTTTTCATTAAAGAAAATTACAGATGCTTATGATGAATTAACTAAATTATTGCCCAAGGAAGAGTTAAAATGAAAGACATTATACTATCAACATTAACAGGTTTTGGATGCGGTGTCGTGTTCGCAGCATTCAAATTGCCAGTACCAGCACCACCAGTTTTTGCGGGAGTCGCAGGAATTATTGGTCTCTGGATTGGCTTTACAGTATTAACACGAGTTATATCCTAGGAGGAAACTATGAACAATCTAATCAATGATAAGACTAAGGCACTACTAGCATCATATGGTCGCTCAGTACTTGCATCAGGTCTTGCATTATATATGGCAGGAGTTACAGATCCAAAGGATCTCTGGACAGCACTAGTTGCTGCAGTTGCTCCAGTAGCCATTAGAGCAATCAATCCAAACGATAAGGCTTTTGGTGTAATGCCAGATGCTAAAGAGATTGATAAGGCTCTTAAGTCTGCTAAGGCACCTGTAAAGAAGGCTGCTAAAAAGGCTCCAGCAAAGAAGTAATCATTTGCATAGAGGAGGCCAGTCTTTAATAGGGCTGGCTTTCTTTATGGGTGAATAATATGGACTTTGTATATATTTGTAAAGATGGTCATAATGAGGAACTTAGGTACTCAATTAGATCAGTCATGGCTAGTTTTCCAGATGCAAAGGTTTGGTTAGTTGGTGGAAAGCCTGAATGGTACAAAGGAAGCCATATACCTATTCAGCAAAAGTCTGCAAAATATATTAATGCAATAAATAATCTTAAGGCTATATGTTCTTCTTCAGAAATAACAGAAGAGTTTATTTTAATGAATGATGATTTTTATATCATTGAAAACATTAACTCTATAGAAACCTTTCACGGTGGACTATTGTTAGATAAAATTAATCTATATAAAAAGATAACAAAGCAGTCTGGATATATCTCTAAACTAGAAAAGACTTATACAAAACTTATAGACTTAGGTGTGCCATCTATATTTGATTATGAATTGCATGTACCAATGATTATGGAAAAACAAAAACTTAAAACTGTTTTAAGACATGGTTCAGAGTTTCTATGGAGATCAATGTATGGAAATATATTTAATGTTGGTGGCAATGAAATGAAAGATGTAAAAGTTTATACAGAAGGACCACTCGTTGCAAAATCTTATGAGATTAAGAATACTAAACATAAATACTTATCAAGTACAGATACATCATTTCAAATGCTATACAGTATTATTCTTAAAAATTTGTTTAAATCAAAATCAATTTATGAAAACTAATTAAATATTTCTAAATATTTAGGCTTAAGTATTTCAGCACTAAAGTTTTCAATACCAATTGAAAGAGCCTGTTGCTTTAAAATACCACGTCTTCTAGTATTCATATAATTATCTACTAGTTTAGCAAGATGCTTTGGATCACCAGCATGAACATCAATCATAGATTTAGCACGGAATTGATCAATCTTTTCTGCATTAATCAACCATTCAGGTGGAAGAATAGCACTGTTAGGCATAAGGTTAGTCATAAATACAGGCATACCACTAAGCAAGGCTTCATTCATTGGTAAACATAATCCAGCATATCTTCTTGGAAGAAGCATGGCATCATAGCCATCATACATATCTTCTCTGTTTTCTGGATTACCTGTATCAATAGTTAGCCTTGAATCATCACATTTAATGTCTAAAGGTGTCTGGGTTTTAATAACTAGTTCGTAATCTGTTTTAGAATACTTAAGCATTTCAATTACGGTTTCAGTTCCGTTTCTATCTCTGGCAGCCTTTTTACCACCAATATGAAGTAGTCTATTATGATTCTTTGACATATTATTTTCCCTTACAGCATCAAATAACGAAGCATCAGTAGGTGGTGGCAAGTGTTTAATAATTGTTTTATTACCAAAAAGTTCAATCATCTTATCTAAATTCCATAGGCTAGGCGCTAAAAATATATCAGGTAGAGGAGCGTCAGGCTTAGAAACATTTTCTAAAAACTCATAGTTATATTGAAGTATTGTTTTAACATTTTTCTTCTTTGCATAAGTTGCAAAATCTGTATTATAAAATGTTTCACAACTTAAAACAACATCAACTTCTCTTAAGAATGCAGAAATTTCGCTACCTTTTGGAAACCCATTAGTTTTAATTACTTGATATTCAGCGTACCATTCAGGATGTTGTTTATTACTATTAAATGATCGTGAGTCAATCAATAAAATTCTATCTGGATTAAGCATTTTTACAAGTTCTCTTGTTTGATTGCCAAGACCAGTATTATCTGACCTTGCTATAATTCCTAATCTCATTATTGATATCCCCACACATCATCATCTGAAGTAAACTTTCTTCCACCTTGACGACCATCTAAATGGTATGAGCGTTTAATATTTCCTTCAGGATGATAAATCCATAATTTATGTGACTCCCATCCATTATGTTTACAGTCTTCTTGTACAAGACCATGAGTAGTATCTTCAATAAATACCTTGTCTTTTAATGGGGGTAGAATTATATTTCTATAATAAGAAACTCTACTTAAATGTGGACGCTGACTCCACTGAGATGTTTTCATAAAACCATCTTCTAAACCAAACATTAAATGCTTATGAGGCTCTGGAATTTCTGCTTCAAAATGAAAACGTATTGTATTAGCCTTTTCATATTCAATTAAGTCTAAACACTTTTGCCAATCAATTGGCTCATCTGGGGTAAGAGGAGCATCACCTTCAATATAAAGAAGTAAAGACGTTTGTATTTCATCAATAGTTCTACGCATCATTGTACTTTGGTGGCAATGCTCATCAAATATAATTGGCAAAATATTATTATACTCATGTAAACATTTCCAAAGTATTCTATTTTTATATTCGTTGTAATCATCTCTACGATCACTTTGCTCTTGTCTTAATCCATCAATCTGCATTATGATTTCATTTTTAGGAAAGTGAACTCTAATAGATTTAATAGTCTCATCAATGATTGCTGTATCAGGATGACTTGGCAATACGGATGTAGCCAGGATAATTGTTACATCATTTTTATTCATTTACCTGCCTCATAATTTTAATACCTAAATCTCTTTTATATTTTATCCACCAAGCAACAACCTTGTGCATATTTTTTGGGTATTGATTTAATAGTTCTGGTACTAATTTATGTAACTCAGACCAATTAGATACATG